TGAGGGGTTAGAAGTGTTTACTAATCAGTGATAAGCGACCACCAAAAAGCAATCAGCTACCACCAATTAAGGGTAGCTAAAAACGAATGAGAATTAAGGGGTTAGAGCAATTCGGGTGCAAAATTTTATAGAAGACATTAAAGTTTTTAGAGGTTTAGAGATAAAAGCCAAGCACCGCGCAGGCTTCAGGCCTATTGCAGACAATTGTGGCACTGGTGGAGACGGGAGAAATACTTTTAATATTTCTACAGCAGCAGCCCTGATCGCGGCTGGAGCTGGAGCCAAAATTGCTAAGCATGGGAATAGATCAGCCACTTCCAAGTGTGGCAGCGCAGACGTTCTTGAGGCGTTAGGGGTAAAAATCGACGCTTCAGAAAATAAGGTTTGGGGGAGTGTTATTAAGGCAGGATTCGGATTTTATTTCGCTCCATTGTATCATCCAAAGTTCAAGGCTGTAGCTCCGGAACGGTCTGAATTAAAAAATAAAACAAAATTTAATATTCTTGGGCCTTTTTTAAATCCAGCTCATGTGAAAAGGCAGTTAATCGGAGTATCTGAAGAGCGCATGATGGGACTTTTTAAAAAAGCATTGTTTCGTTTGCGTTATAGGCGAGCAATGGTTGTTTGCGGAGGAGATGGCTTTGATGAAATCACTTTAACCACTTTTACAAATGTAATGGGATTTGATCTCAAAAAAGGTTGTTTGCGAGATTTTAGATATAGAATTGATCCAGAAGAATTTGGTTTTAAGATTTGTTCTGAGAAAGATCTTGAAGGTGGGTCTCCCTCATTTAATGCTCAAATTATTACGAATATTTTAGATGGAGAACTTGGCCCTAAAAGAGACGCTTGTGTCCTTAATGGTGCAGCAACCCTTTGGGTGGCTGGAGTTGTTGAAGACCTTGAAGATGGAGTGCGACGGTGCATTGATGCGATTAATTCGGGTAAAGCTAAGGAAACTTTAAAAAAAGTTGTAGAAATAACAAATTCTTAAAAATACATTTAAAATGTTTCAAGAATTTATCGACAAGCTGTCTAACAAATTTCCAGGTTACCATCTGGAGATTGAAATCTACCCAAAGGGAGGCAAGATCATTGCTTCCAGTTGCGAAGAATGCGGGACTAAAAACGGAATGTATATTTCGGCATGGAAATGTGGTGAGAAGGTTCAGTCACTGGATGACGCAATTGTTGATTTAAAGGGAATGTTCATGACGGTAGCGTCTTAGTATAAGATTTTTCAAAATACTTTTTGACATTTTAGGAATTTTACCACTATATTTACAGCAAGTAGAGTTGCGTCTGAAGCCTGTAAAATGTTTTAGTTTGCGGGCTTTTTGCGTTTAAGGAGCAAAAGTGGCAACCCCTGAGAAGATTGAGTTTTTAGAAAAGCACAAAGAGATCTTAGCCCCAATCATCGAAAGAGAGAACGCGAGGAGATCGCGGCGTAGTCTTCCGATCCTCTCTGAAGCAGAGATCGACTCGGGGCTTGATCAGATCATGAAGATTGAGGCCTCAGGGAAGGATTTTTCGACCTATCGTTTCCCTCCTCCCATGAGCGGGGTCTCAATCCCCCAAAAAGAGGCAAAACCCTCACTTGAGTCGGGAAAGACCGGAATCGTTTTTGAGGTTCAGAAATGTGAGAACGGGTTTCTCATGGTGAGTGGGGGAGTTCAGTATATTTTCAGGACTCCCAAAGAATTGATGGGGATATTATCGGGGGTAGTTTTTGGAGAAAAAAGTAAAGCTTAAATCCTCGAATTGTCAATTTTGTGGGATCAAAATCTATTCTAAGGCCCCGTCCGAAACTGTTTCGGTTGTCAATGATAAAAAAAGAGAGAAAATAAAATATTTTTATGGGACTACTGGATGGATTGGAGGGTTTCGATTTTGCTCATTTTGTGAGATTAATCGTAGGCTTTGGGGTTTGTATGATCGTGTGAGATTATGAAAAACAAAGGTGGTCGACCGACGAAGATGACTCCCGAGGTTCAGCAAGAGATACTAGACAAAATTGTTGAGGGGAGATCTCTTGTAAAGATTCTGAGCTCATCGGACAAATATCCTGAGTATACAAATTTTTGTAAATTCTTGGATTCTAACGAAGAGTTTCGTCAGAAATACGTGCGCGCGAAGGAAGATCAGGCGGATTATCTCGCAGATGACATCATGGACATCGCTGATGATGCGGATCCTGAGAATGTCCAAGTTGCTAAACTTAGGGTGGATACGCGTAAATGGATTGCGTCAAAACTTAAGCCTAAAAAATATGGTGATAAGATGTTTAATGAACATGGCGGGCTTGATGGAAAGCCAATAGATTTAAATTTGATTCTTACGGATGCTATCAATAAAGCCTACGCTAAGTAGTACGGCGGTTTCAAATTTCCTTGATCAAGCTACAAAGGCAGGATGTCCAAAAGATCAGATAGAAAATTTTCTAAACAGTGGTTACGTACCTCAACCCAAACAACTTTTATTCCACTCAGCAGCCAGAATAGCTGATCTTGATGATGGCCCTGACGAAATAGGATTTGGTGGATCGCGTGGCCCTGGAAAGTCTCATGCGCTATTTGCGCAAATGGTTTTAGATGATTGTAAAAGGTTCCCTGGCCTTAAATGTCTCTATCTTAGAAAGATAGGAAAGCAGGCTAAAGAACAGCTTGAAGATTTACGATTAAGCGTCCTTTTCGCAACACCTCACAAATACAATCGTCATGAAGGAATTATAGTTCTTGAAGAGAGTCGTTCTCGCGTCCTCTTAGGGCATTTCAAAGACGAGAAAGACATCGAGTCTTACCTAGGCTTGCAATACGATTTGATCGTCATTGAAGAAGCCACAACTCTTTCCATCGATAAATACAAAGCGCTTAGAGACTCAAACAGAACGAGTAAGCTGGGCTGGCGTCCCAGGATTTATAACAGCACGAATCCAGGGGGGCGGGGCCATGTTTGGTATAAAAAGCGGTTCGTTGTCCCTTGGCGGACACAATCCGAAAAATACACTCGTTTTATTCCAGCGACGCTAGACGATAATAAATTCATCGATAGTGGTTACAAAAGAAGAGTTGAGGAAAACACAGGGTGGAAATTAAAAGCCTACCGTTATGGCGATTGGGACATCGCTGCAGGGCAATACTTCGATATTTGGAACCCTGAAATTCACATCTTACCAATTAGTTACGAAATCCAGCCTTGGTGGAATAGGTTTGGAGGATACGATCATGGCCACAACCACCCATACGTCTTTGGCGCATATGCAGTCGATGGGGATGGTAACGTTGTTAAGTACGCTGAGTGTGGCGATCGTGGTCGAAAGCCTGATCAAATTGCTGGAGAGATTTTTAAAGCAGCTCCGGATGCTAAGAAAATGTCCATTTGGGCTGGTCATGATTTGTGGACGAAAGGTCGGGATGGTTCCCCAGAGATAGTGGAGCAGTTTAGACCGTACGGGCTTAATTTTATTAAAGCTCATATCAATCGAAAGACTGGGGCAGATCAACTTAGAAACTATCTTGATTGGCGGGCCGATGATGAAGGGAATATCATCAAGCCCCCTAAATTTTTTATAAAAGCAAATTGTGTAAGAACAATCGAACAGCTTCCTGCAATGATTCATGATGAAGATGATATTGAAGATGTTTTGAAGGTTGATGCAACCGAAGACGATGTTTGGGCAGGGGACGATGCTTACGATGAAACGCGTTATGCACTTATGAGCCGTCCTAGAATTTCAAAAGAGAAAACTGATTTAGCCGGATGGGGCACCTACGGATGGTTCTTTGAGAAAAACAAACGATTAGAAAAAGGATTGAGCAACGGCAAGCTTCGTACATGAAACAAGACAGCGATGAGATGACGGAGGAAGCTCCTCCGCCTGAGAATTTGAGATCGATTGAAGAAAAGATTTTGGCAGGTCAGAGGTGGGTGAAGCAGGGGCATTACACCAAAAAAGATGCTCGTTGGGAGCAGTGGAAGAAAAACCAAAAGTATCTGCGTTGCATTTGGGATGACGACTGGGCGAAGAACCAGTTCACCACGTTCAACGTCAACTCGATCTATTCGAATTTCCACACCAAGAAGCCGACTCTTTATTTCAAAAACCCAAGAATCAACGTGGTGCCGACGAAGCCGGAGTTCACTCGGGATTTGCAAGGCAACCCTGTGCTTGATGAAAACGGAAATCCTGTTTTGGTCGATAACTACAACGCGGCAAAGCTCCTCGCTGTTAAGATCAATTACGAGCTGAAAGAGATTGGATTCAAAGAAGTCCTCAAGAGCTTAATCGGCGACAACCTTTGTCCGTTTGGTGTTGGCTGGATCAAGTGGGGATTTCAAACCCTGACAGCCAGCGGGCACTCGAACCAGAGAGACAGGAAGCTTTCCTACTGGTGCCAGCGGGTCGACCCCAGAAATATCGTTTACGACTGGATGGCGACCTCGATGGACGATTGCAAGTGGATCGCCGAAAGGTTGTACCTTACTCGCAAGCAGTGTGAAGACTTAGGTTTCAAAATTCCTGAAGGCTACGTTTGTTCTCTCCCCGAGTTTATGAAGGATAGGCACGACTCGGCGGCGAACGGGACAAAGGGTGAGGCTTCGGATCTTGTCGTCATTTGGGAATACCACGACCTCATGGCGGGAACGATTGGATGGTATTTGATCGCCGATAAAACGGGTGGAATCACTAGCGAGCTTAAACCTCCACAAGAAAGCGGTTACCCGTTTGATGGGGCCTCTTACGAGCCGCTTGTCATCGATAAAGACTCCGACGACATCATAGGTCTTTCTGACGTTGAGCCGATTGAAGATCAAGCGTTGGCGATCAACCGAATGCGCTCGATGGAAGTGAAGCATATCGACAATTTCGGAACGACCGTTGTCGTTGAAGAGGGCTACCTCACGGAAAACGAGGAAGAGCGTTGGAAGAAAACGCCGTTCGGTGGGTTTATCAAGGTCAAAGAGGGGGGCATCGGAAAGGTGCAAATTTCCACTCCTCCGACTCTAGGAAACGACCATTATCGAATGAGTGAGGTCCACAAGGACGATATCCGAACCACTCTCGGGATCACTGAGTTTCAACAGGGCTCATCGGGAAGCGCAAACACCAAGGCGACAATCGGTAACATCGTTCAAAACTCTTCGAATATCCGAATCGAGGAGCAAAGAGACGTTATCTATGATTTCGTGATCAATTGTGTGCGAAAGCTTGCCGCAATGATTCAGGAGTTTTCGAAAGAAAACGAATACCTGAATCTGAAAGACGAGGTTTTAGAAGAAGACTACGTCGGGGTTCTCAAGAAAGATTACGGGTTCAACCCAAAAATCCCATTCTTGAAAATGTCTAAAAAAGACATTCAAGGGGAATTTAATTTCGAGTTTAATATTGAGGACATGATCGTCCGCCCGAAGGAAGTTCAGTTACAGCAACTAACGAACTTGCTCGGGGTTATCGGCTCAAACCCTTTGATGATGCAGGCGGTTGGAGAAGAAGACATCTCGATGGGTAAGGTTGTCAAAAAGCTGTTTGAGCTTGCGAGCGTGGACATTGAGGAATTCAAGAAAGGTGGCCCCGCCATGCTTTCCCCTCAACAGGAAAATCAGATGTTCTTGAACGGGATGGAAGTCCCCGAGCCACACCGAAAAGACCACGACGACGAACACATTTTAGCGCACATGCCGGTACTCCAGCAGATTGAAGGTAAACTTCAAGAGGGCACTGGGCACGTTCAGGCATTGCAACAACAGATTCAGCAGCTCACGCAGGCGGCACAACCTCAGGCCGACCCTTCTGGGATGATGGCTCCTCAGACCCCAGATCCTAGAATTCAACAGATGATTCAGCAGCTCACTCAACAGGTGCAGCAATTAACGATGGCTCTTCAACCTTTGGAGCAAAAGGCCAAGAAGTTGAGGTTGCATCTTCAGGCGCATGATCAGAACCAGAGTAAAAAGCAAGGAAGTCCATCCGGTGGGGTTGGTGGAATCACTGGAGCGGGACAACCTCAGGGACAGCCATCGGCATCGATGCAGACTCAGATGCAAGCACAGATTGGGGCATGAAATGAAGATGAAGTATTATGAGGAGCATAACCCAAGTACCGGCTTTTTCTCTGTAGGGGTTAATGTCTCAGGAGTTTCTGACAAAGATTTTTTTAAAATTAAAAGGAGTGTCGTCGCAGACGATAAAGAGAGAGACCAAAACCTTTCACTTAATATTTGGCCGCACAACCCTTGCGATAATTCGGAATGCACGATTTGTGCACGGGTAAGAGCGTTTGATGCGAGGAAGAAAAATGCCAGTCTATAGCTACGAATGCCCATCAGGGCACGAATACGACCAGGTTTTACCCGTAAAGGATTACCAGAAAAAAACGAAGTGCCCCGATTGTAAGAAGGTCGGGAAGAAGCTCATCGTTTCAAGGCAAACAGAACCCAGTTTTTCAGACAAGCTTTACCCATACCTCGACCCAAACCTTGGGCGCGTTTGCGAGTCTCCGAAGCATCGAGAGCAGATTATGAACGAGATGGGCTTGCATTCTAAAGAGGGTGGGAGAAGCACGACTTTGAAGCAGGAACGGTACTTGATGCAGCATCGGGTGCATTTGAGGCCGCAGATTTAAAATTTTGTTTTTTAACTTCATCACAAGGTCGCCATTGGCGGCCTTTTTTATTTGGTGAGCGCACAGTTACTAAAAGGACGGGTTGCATCTTGCTCCGTTCGCTGATGCCAAAGCCAGCGAAAGGGAAAGTGTATGCCAAGAGATCCGATTACAGCCGTAAAAGCAAGAGCACACGAACAGTTTCGCGACTTAGTCGCTGATACGTTCGCTAAAATTCAAAAAGATCAGAGTATTTATTACGTCGGATCGGTCGACGGGAATAATGCGTTTTCTGGTCGTAAAGTTGCCAACCAAGTCGCCACCATGGCGCAGGCAATCAGACTGACTACCGCCAGCCGAGGCGATGTCATCCTCGTTTCTCCATTCCATACCGAGACCATTACCGCAACTTTAACGCCTAAAGCTTCGACCATGATCAAAGGGTTAAAGGTCGGGAATAAACGCCCAAAACTCACAATCAACGGGGCAACCGATCTTTTCTCTTTGAGCGCGGCAAACGTTCAATTGAGCGGTCTCGAATTCGCAATTGCCACCACTGACGCAGCCACCGCCTTCGTGGACGTTTCGGGAGCCAATTGTCGATTGTCTGATTTGTACGCCGCTGACTGTTCGGCGGCAGCGGGTGTCAATGTCGTCGATACGATCACCATCGCTTCCGGTGCCAATGATCTTTTGATTGAGGACGTTTCGTTCAGAAATACAACCACCGCAGTGAATTCGTTCCTCTCGATCGAAGCGGCTATCGCAAATTTGACGGTTAAGAATTCGTTCTTCTTCGGAGATGTCGCCACCGCTGGAATCATCGACGCAGCTACTGCTACTCAGCTCTATTTCGACAGTGTTCGAGTGGGTGTTGTCGGTACTACAAAGCCAGCAGCAACTCTGGACAGCAACCCGACTGGGTTCATTTGTAATTCGATGTTCTCAGGAACCCATGGAACTTTGGCAACCAACGCCAACCTTGGAAACGCGGTTCGGTTGTTTAACGTTTGGGTTCTTGAAGAGACTGACGGAAGCAAGCAGGGCGCGCAGATCCCAGCGGTTGACGTCGATTAAAAACCATAAAATCGAAAGGGGTTTCTGTGAAAAAGAAAAGCGGAAAAAAGAAAAAGGGCTGTTAGTCCTTTTCATTCAATCAAGTTCAAGGGTCGGGGCCATTTTGGTCTCCGGCCCTTTTTTTTACCCAGTTTTTAACCTTCGTCTCATTTCGAGCGGAGACAAGCAGTCAACCCATACCATTTTGGAGGGGAAGTCATGGAAGACAATGAAGAATCGGTTCAAGCGGAACCCGCTGAATCGTTACAGCCTAGCCCTGAAGGGGAAAGGTCAGAAGCAACGAAGTCGGATGGATGGGATGAGGCCTTAGAGGCTTTTGAAGATCCAACCGCAGAACCGAAAATAGAAGAAGAGAAGAAAGAAGGGCCGCCTAAGTCTCAACTTGAGCAAACCGACCCTTTAGGCCTCGAAACGCTGAGGATCCCCCATAAGTACAAGGGAGAGGTTCAGAAGTACGTCGAGACGCTTTCGACTCAACACAAGCAAGAGGTGGAAGCCAGAAACGAAGAATTGGGAAAAGCACGTGGTGCTTCAAAGGAATTGATCGACGTTCTCAAAGAAGTCGCTAAGAACCCGATGAAGCTCACGGAGTATGTGGTTAATTATGGCGAGCAAGTAGGTCTGGATCCCCAGGTTGTTCAGCAATATCGAAATTTAACTTCTCAAGACAACTCTCAAAGCAATCAAACTCAAGCTCAGGTCCCCGATGGGGTGGAAGCGATCATTGATGGTTACGTTCAATCACTCATCACGACCGAAGATCCTCAACAGTTTGTGGGGTCTTTAAAGTCGATGATCGTTGACGCGCTCACATCGAACAAGTCGGAGATGGAGGCCACCGTAAAGCAGTGGCTCACCAACTACCACGAGCAAATCGTGAACCCAGATCTTGAGACGATTCGAGAGGGTAAGGCAAAGGCTGAATTCACTGCAAAGGTTAGCGCATGGAATGAGGCTAAAACGAACCTGTCTGAGAAGTACGACGATTTCGATAAGTACGCTGGAGCGATCCAAGACAAACTCAAAAACGATCCAAAATGGGCGCGATTCAGAACCGCTTTGAACAAAGGCGAGGAAGGATTAACCCACGAAGGTGTTTTAGAGGATCTCTACAACCTACTTTCCAGAAATGACCACATTCAAGCACTGAAACCCCAAAAACCTAAAGTTTCCGGTCTTCCGCCAAACTCAAAACATATCACAACCAAGAAGGCCGGCGGAAATGATTGGGACGAAATTCAAGATGAGTTTTGGTCCTAAGCGTCACCGGTCTTCTTTCTAGGAGACCGCAATGGGTACTTTAGCAGGAATTGGAATTCAGGAAACAAACGAGAGGCTGTCCGCTTCTCTATCGCGCTTTCAGCCGAAAATTGCGGACAATATTTTCAAACGTCAACCCACCCTTGAGTACTTCAAAAAACAGAAAAAAACCTACAACGGCGGAACAGAAGTTAAAATCCGTTTCCGTTATACCAAAGGCGGAAAATCTGGGAGTGCCGGCGGAATCAAGGCGTTTCAATACTACGACACCTTGAATTCAACTCCCACTGACACGATCAAAACGGGTCGTGTTTTGTGGAAAAACTTGGCCGTTCCTATCAGCATTTCTCATGAAGAGATGCGTGAAAATTCAGGCGGCAATCAGTTTGATCGATTAAAAGAGAAAACTGAAGAGGCCATGGATTTGCTATCTGAAGAGCAGAATGACGACATTTGGGGAGTCGGCGGAGCCGCCGGAGATCTCCTGATTGAGTCAATGACTTCCATCGTCAGCGGGTCCGATGCTGGAACCATCCACGGACTTTCTAAGGCGTCCAACACCTGGCTTTACTCTCAGGAAGTCACATCTTCGGGCGATTTGGCTACAAACCTCATCAGCTCGATGAGATCGGGTCGTAACCTTTGCATCGAAAATGCTCCTAACAAACAGGATAAAGTTGATCTTTGGGTGACTGACCGATCGGTCTACGAAGGCTTTGAAGACCTTCATCCCACCTTCCTTCAATACGACTCAAACAAAAACGTCGATCTTGGTTTTGAACAGATGATCTACACGGGCGTTCCTGTGCGGTTCGATAGTTCTTGCCCTCTCGATGCCTCCGGCAACCATCAGATGTTTGGCCTCATGAGCAAATATTGGGAGCTCGGTATCGATTCTGAGTGGAATTACAAGACCTACGCTTTCACTGATTTGATGCCAAAAGAGCCAGTCTCTTTGTCTCAATTGGTTCTCCGATGGTGCTTGATGAACAGCAACCCTCGAACCAACGTCCGAATCAGCGGGATCACGCTCTAATCAAAATCAAAACTGAACACACAGAAGGGCCTCCAAACGGGGGCCCTTTTTTATTTGGAGAACTTAAATGAAAACTAATGAACAGGTTTTAGGCCTTTACGCGTCCTCAACGGACGGGGTGACATTTGTCACCAGTGACAGCGACACTACTCGTCGCAATAGACCAGGCGAGCTCGCTTTTATTCAAGCCCGAGAGGGTTACCGAGTTTATCGGTACATGAAGGCTGAGGAAGCTTTCGCAATCGGTCAGGTTGCCATGGTTTCGGCAAACTATGACGATGCCGACGTTGATGCGGCTGCTGCAATCACTGAAAAAACTCTCACTGGACTCGGTGATTTTACCGCAAGCGAGTTTGGAGATGGGACTTTCCCCTCTGCTTACGCGCATATCAATGCGAATACGACCGGTTTTGGTCAGACTCGCTCCATTCTTCGCAATTCTGCAAACATTCTCACCCTTGATAAAAACTGGGATGTCGCTTTAACCGCGGCCTCTGACTATCTGACCTTTGACGTCAACTACGTTTCGCTTTGCGATACCGACGACGTTTCGGCCAGAGCTTCGAGCGTGTTCGGTGTGGCGATTTCCGCAATCGCTGACGAAAGCTGGGGCTGGTTTCAAGTGGGCGGATTCTGCCCAGTGGTTCGATGCGTAGGAACCACCGACGCTACCATTCGTGGCGCAATCGTTGTTCCTTCTTCCACGGCTGGGGCTTGCAAAGGCCCTACCGCGGGTGGAACCACCGCTGATGAAGCAGGTCTCGCCTTCGGTATTGCGCTTGCTGACTACTCTTCCGCCGACACGGCTGGTCGAGGCGTTCCTGTGCTTTTAAACTGCAAATATCTGTCAATCTAACGAATGAGGGCGGGGTAACTCCCGCCCTTTTTTTATGATCACTCTCTCAACTTTTAAGACAGAATTCGCAAACTTTATGGTTAATCAGACGATCTCTAGTCGTCTGTCTGATTGGATCTACTGGGTGTTGATCGATATCGTTTCAACCAATGAATATTGGTGGAACAAGAAGACCGCCACCTTCACGACTGTTTCGGGAACCGCTCAGTATTATTTGAGCCACCGCGTGAACATGAAACAGATCAAGGGGATGTTTGATACTACGAACAATGGGGAGATCACGGAAAGATCCCTTGAGTACATTTACACCACCGACCCGACGCCAACAGAGACGGGAACCTCCAAACACTGGGCTTATGTCGGACAGGCTGAGGTTCAAGGAGTCGCTGCGGCTGCGGCAATAGTAAAAGTCATTTCAACCAGTGCATTGGATGTGAATATTGCTGTCAGAGTAAGCGGGAAGGTGAACGGGATTGAAAGAACTGAAAGCATCACTCTCAACGGGCTCACTTCGGTTGATGGGGTTCTTGTTTGGGATGCTGGGGAAATTTCCTCGATCACTGTGGCGTCTATTTGTGCCGGTGCTGTGACGGCAACTTCTTCAGGGACGACAATCGTTTCAATCCCTCCAGGATATTTAAGGGTTCAGTGTCCATTGATAAGGTTGTTTTTAGTGCCAGGGGGAGCGTACTCGATCACTTACCTGTTTTATCAAAGGGCACTCAAACCGGTTAACGATAGCGATATTATTGAAATTCCTGATGAGGCGTTCAAGGCTTTACGATTTGGAATTGAAGAGATCGGCCATCTCAACAACGGGGACATCGATTTTTCAATTCAGGCAAACAAAAAATATGAAATTGCCAAAAACGATCTTTGGAAGTGGTCGAACAGAAACTTAAACCGAAACGAGATTAAGGACTATCGACCGAGCCCCCCCGTTTCTTTCAGGCTTCCGGACACGATCAACTTCGTTCCTTCAGCATAAAAATGGGAAGAGCTAAACTCCACTTAAATCGGGTTGAGCTTGCCGATTTTAGTAAGGGGTATTTCCCGAACAAAGATTTAGATGAAGTTCCGGACGGGGGAAGCTCTGATTGTAAGCACGTTATTTGGTACAGGTCAGCACTCCGCAAAATGTTTGGGATGGATTTGATCAACGCCTCTCAGGTGGCCCAAACTCGAGGAAACGGGATCCATTTTTTAGATGTGAGCGGAGTTGCGAAGAGGGCGGCTGTATTTGGATCAAAGTTTTATGAGGATGTCAGCGGAACGTGGACGGATAGAACCGGAGCGGTCACGATTACAGACGGGGCTTCGAATCATACCCAATTTATTAATCACCAACTGAACGCAAACAAGTATTTGATTGGAGTCAACGGTGTTGATGCTCCGTTTAAATGGACTGGAGCGGGAAACGCCGCTGTTTTGGGGGGTTCTCCTCCTATCTTCGAAAGCGTTGCGAAATACCACCAAGCGATTTTTGGGAGCGTTAACGAGCTCGTTTACTTTAGCGATGTCGGTGATCCTGAAACTTACAACACCGGCTCGCACGTCATAAACTTCGACAAAAACGTCAAAAGGCTCATTGATAATGGGCCGAAACTTGCCGTTTTGATGGAAGATCACATTGGATCGATTCAAGGATTCAGCTATCTCGATTACGCAAAAGAAGAAGTAGAAATCAAAAACGTCGGATGCATGGGCAGACTTGCCGCGACAAAGGCAGTCTTTGGGAAAGATAACGACGTCATAGCGACCATCTCTCGTGAAGGCGTGTGGATAATCGACCAAGCATTCGGCCAAGAAAAGATTTTAGGAGACGACTACTTTCAAGAGTTCAATCAGGCGAATTTAAGCAAGGCCGTTGCCGCGTATTCGAGCATCGATCACCTTTTGTACATTGCCGCACCTTATGGGGCTTCGACTGAAAACGATTATTTAATCGTTGTGGACATGATGACAGGGGCTTTTTGGCCGATGCCTTCGATCCACACAAATTCGATCAGGGCAATGTGTTCGGCTCGAGACGCGAATGGGGATGAGTACATCTACTTCATCGATTCAAACGGGTACTCATTCAAATTCAATAAGGGCACCGTGAATTATCACACGGGAGCGGCCACCCAAGGAATTGACGCAAGATTTAAAACTAAAAAATACGACCTCAAAGATATTCACTCCATACGGCAGTTCGCAATGCTCGCTGAAGCGGTGGGAGATTGGGATGTCACCGTTGCAATCGGTTTTGGCCTCACTTCAAGCGATGGTGACACGGGAACGATTAACCTACAGGCAGAGGGTGACCTTTTAGGATCAAGTTTTGTTCTAGGGGCCTCTGTTTTGGCTGGGTCTGATTATGTGTTCAATATTTTGTCGGATGTCGGAGGGTTTGGACGTTATCTGACGATCACCTTGAGCAATGACAACGTCGACGAATCTTTTAACGTAAAAAAGATGGAGCTTCAGTTAAGGCGTCGCCGAATGGGTGCAAATGATAAGTAAGCTGTCAGACGGAGAGCTCCCATTAAGATTGTGGGCTGATGAGGTCAGAGGGCAGTTTAACAATTACATCCAGATTTTAGACATCCCCGTTTCTAAAAGCGGCATTGCTACAAACTACGTGAAGGGGAAGCATCCGGCGAAGAACCTTGTCGCGCTCGGAACGGCTTATTTTGGTTTTATTGTCCCTTATTCATTGAATCAGTTCAAAGAAGCTACAATCAGGTTTATTCCAAACACAACCGGATCATTCAACTACACGGTCAACCTCGCTTATGGGGCAATCGGGGCGAGCTATTCGGCTACTACCAAGACAGTTACGGCGAGCAAGTCTGTCACTGACGGGTTGCTCACTGAAATAGACATCTCAAGCCTTTTTACCGACCAGAATACCAACGATCAAATCGGGTGCGAGCTCGTTGTGAACTCTCTCACAACGACTACCAGCCTCGACGTTTTGAGCCTCTACGTAAAATACATTTAAGGAGAAACCATGGCACAAGAAGTTAACAAGTTTGCAAAGCAGGGTCTTTTGGGAGATCAGGCAAGGCCCGCTTACAAGGCCTACTCGGTGACCCCAGATGATAGCAACGACTTAACCAATGGCCCGTGCCGTTCTTTGTGGGTCAATACTGGCGGCAATATTGTTTTAGTGGCGCGCGAAAATGCCGACTCTGAAACAGTGACGATCACCGTTGCCGATAAGTCTTTGGTCCCCATTCAGGCGAGACGAGTTAAATCAACCAGTACAACTGCGACTGGGATTGTCGCTCTTTACTAATATGCTCGGGATAGGTCTCGGATTAACCTCAGTTCGTCAGTTAAACACCTCATTCTCTCCGATTAATATCTCGGGGTGTGTTCTTTGGTTGCGTGCCGATCTTGGCGTGACCTTGAACACTACGACGGTTTCAGCATGGGCGGATCAGAGTGGGAATGGAAATAATTTTAGCCAGGGCACAGCCAACAAACAACCAACGTTCACAGCTTCCGACGCGGCTATCAATAGTCAGCCGGTTTTAGATTTTGACGGCTCAAACGATGTTCTTGATGGGTCGTTCGCTGCGGGATTAACAGGGGCAAAAAACTGGTCTTTGATTTGCGTTTTTAAAGCCGACACTTTCGCAGCGGCAAGAGTAGCTGTTTCAGTGGGGACAATTACAACCGGTTATGGGATTGGTAATAATATTTCCGGAACCAGTAAACGAGAAATCAGTCACTACGGCGTTGCCAATATCCAAGACAGCGCATCGACATCGAGTTATGAAGTTTGGACCGTTACAAGAGACAACGCTGGATCGCCAAGCCTTACCATGAAAGTTAATGGTGCAACTCAGACGCTAGACGTGCCAACAGCGACAATGAATACTCCTGGGGTAACGGCAGCCATTGGCGCGAAATACACAGTCAGTTTTTTTGATGGGAAAATCGCCGAGGTTATTCTTTACAACGTTGATATTTCGTCAAGCCTTTCAAATCTTCATTCTTATTTATCCACGAGATACGGGATATCCATATCATGATAGCAATTATTTTTAACTCAGAAGCCGAAGCAAATAGATTTCAAACTCTTATAGATCAGGATCTAGGTTACCCAAAACACGGCATTTTAAGAAGCGGGGGAATTCATATTTCTTGTGATTGCAACTTGCCTGATTTCTCCATTGATTGCCCAAACGTAACGAAAACATATTCTGAAGTGATTAAACACCCGACTCTTGATAAATGGGCTTATCCAATTGACGAGACGGTTCATAACTCAAGGGTCAATTTTGATGGGTCCCCTGAACCTTTAGATAGCGGGTGGGCCGTTGATTGAGCACTTAGAGGGGAACGAGCCTTCCCCAACTTCTCCCTTTTCAAGCGGTGTCTACACGTCGGCAACAATCACGTATTCATCGACGGTTGATACAACCATCACAACTCTTTCGGGTAAATTTACTTACGACAGGGGAGTCAATACGGTTCTTCCCTCTGCAATGCCTATTTTGATTTTAATGCATGGTTACGCGGGAGACACTTCGTCATTTTTAACGGCAGACATGCAGCGTTTTGCATCCTACGGGTTTTTCACTCTCGCCGTGGGGATGAGAGGCAGAAATAGCGCGACAGGTAGCGCCGACGCCTCGGCTCGAGAGATTTATGATATCCTCGACGCGCTCACATACGTCCGGTCAAATTATTCAGGTGTCGTCAGCTCTACCAAGGCCGTAATTGTAGGGTACTCAGGAGGCGGCGGAAACGCTTTGTCGTGTTTGGTCAAGTGCCCTGATTATTTTTCGAGCGTCATCTCTCTTTTTGGGATTTCGGATTATGGGTATCGGCCAACAACGGGTTGGTATGGGTATTATTCAGGGGCTCCCGCTCTTTTAGACGTCGATATTGGTGCGCGGGCTTCAGGAACCGACCCGTATCTAGCAAGGCTTTCAACAGCTGGAGTTTTAAAATCTCTCAGCATGGGCGGTTTTCTCGGGTTATTTCATGACGCAAGCGACAGCCTTGTGAGTGTTGAAATGAGCCGCCAGGTTGTGTCGGCTTTATCGTCTTTGACTTCAAAGTCGTATCAGTACAACGAAAGCACCAGTGCCAGCTCTGTGCGTTGGTTACACGGTCACCCAAACGATCACCCAACAGAGATGCAAACGGCGGAAAAAGTTTTTATCAAGCATTGCCGAGATTCTTCTGTTTGGAGCATGCCTTCAAACGGGTCAATCCGTGTTAACGGATGGTTTAAGTCACGAAGTCAGGATTTTGAAATATGGTTAGGGGATGCTTCGTCTCCTAAAACGAACGGGACTGGTGGGAGAAACAAAGTTTCAGATGTCGATTATGACGCAACGAATGGAATTTTTGTTTTAACCCCAATCACAACAACGGGGACGATGTATGTGACGGCACGAGTAGGGGCTTCAACGAAGTCAGTTACAATAACAGACGCGACAAAACCAACAGTCATAGAAATTTATTCCGTTTAGAGGAAACCATGAAAAAAATCATTCTCACCATCGCCGCCTTGTGCGGCTTTTTTTATGCCCAAAACGCAAAGGCTGTTTGTTCAAACTTTGTGAACTACTCAGACGGCCAGACTTTAACGGCGGCCTCTCTTAACTCCCTTCAGACGAACTACACCAACTGTATCAACGCGGTTCTCGATGGGGATACTTTCACAGGCAACATGGCGTGGCATTCGGGATCAGATATTCTGATGTACTCCGACGCGGGGACTACACTTAAATTCGCAATCGATGGCCTCACTGGTGATTTTGGGACGACTTCAGGGAGAAAGTTTTACTTAGACGGGCCCGCATTGTCTGGCGACAGCTACTTGACCGAATCGTCAGCAAATCAAATCGACATTGTTTCGGGCGGTTCTGTATCGGCAAGGTTTACAGCAAGCGGAACGAGTTTAATCTCAGGGGGTGACCTAAACGTTTACTCAGACACCGGATCGACAGTGAAGGCGTCGATTGACGGAGCGACAGGGGCCACGATTGCGGGGCTCACTCAGGCGGGGCAGGTGACCAATTGCGGGATTTCGGTTTCGGGTACTACCTTCACGATTGCGGGATATGACGGCACGGCTCTTTCAGCGACGAATCCTTGTGTTGTGGCGGTCAGATCAAACACTGCGGGACGTGTGGCTCTTGCTTACTTCACTGCAAACGTCACTTTCACTTTTGGGGCGGCGTCTGACACGGATGGAAATGATTGGGGAATAACGAATTCGGTAAACTGGGCAAATGCGATGCCGTTTTTTATTGGGGTTATTTATGATGGGACGACTCCTTATTTCACAATTTCGAGAGTTCCTTCAAAAATATCAGGATCTGCTTCGACAGCTCTTTGTCAAAAAGCAGACACAAGTTGCGATGCTGAAATTGATGCGATGATTCTAAGTTCTGGATTGACCCTTTCAAATTTTACAAGCTTGCCAATAACTCAAGTGGGTTGGTTTAAAATGACTTATGCAACCACTGGGTCAGCTTGGACAGCTTCAACTGATTCTTATGTTGGATTCAACCAAGAATATGAAGGCGTAACTTGGACAATGCCACTAGGGCAAATGGGGGCAGAGGCTTCAAAGCAGACCAAAGCGAATGGTGGAACTTCCCCATTATTTAGTAGTTACACTTATTATTACACAATCAACAGAGCAGGAGTTTGTGGAATTCAAATTTCATTCTCGGGAGATGGCGGGGCTGACGGTTCAGGAGCTGTAGCTCTTACTATTGTTTTGCCTTATATGCCTTATCTATCAACGCATGTTGGGGTTGGTGTTGTAACAGATGAGGCTGGCACTATTTTCACGAGCAACACTATTCTTGTTAATAGCGCGAGTGAGGATTTCACGATTTTAAGGGTTGCAGCCTTATTTATGCTAAATTCAGATTTTGCAAATGGCACAAGAACTATTTTGACTAACTTTTACTACCCCATTACTTTTTAATGATCCACCCCATCACTGACCGACACTACCAGTTAATCTGCGAATGGTGGCAGGCCCACAACTTCCCAATCGTCTCCAAAGAGTTCGTTTCTACCCGAGGGTTCATCTTTTGCTCTGATGAAAAGCCCATCGTTGCCGCATGGGTGATGAAAGAGGAAACGTGCGGGTTTGGAATGCTGGAATGGCTCGTTTTTAATCCCGAGGCAACGTCGGAAGAACGAGAGACAGGTTTTAGAGAATTGGTTTCACACTGCGAGACGGTCGCAAAAGAGATCGGCGTCAAAGGTCTTCTCACCACAACAAATAATCAAAATTTAGCGAAGCGGTTTTTAAATCACGGATTTCACAAGTCCGATGAAGGGGTCATCTTTTTAATAAAGGGGGTTTGATATGGGGTTCAATCTTGGAAATATTGCGGATCAAGTCCCATCGTTGTCGCCAAGCGGAGACATGATGGGTGGGGATGCGGGAAAGTGTGGAGTCAGTAAGTTTCTCCCCATGATTCTTTCAGCAGCGGGCGGCGCGGCAAAGGCGGGTGTTGGTCTTCTCGCCGATAACAAGGCGAATAAGCAAGCCGAGAAGATGGCAAAGATCCACGAAACGCCGACTGGGTTTGTCGATTTTGGCCAGCAAATGGCCATGCCTTCGGATAACCCGACGATCAGTTTGGCCAACAAGAAAATTCTTTTTAACAGGAGATAGGGGGGGATATGCCTTTAGCAACCGCGGCAATTTTAGGGGCTCTAGTCCCCGCGTTAACGAGCATCGGAGGAGGGGTAGCCAGCTCCATCGCTGGGCATGGGAAGAACAAAAACCCTGCATTGGAAGCCGCAAAGGCCGACCCTTCAGGATTCACGAGCATGGGCGAAGACCTCACTCAACAGGATTACAACCCATCTCTCACGCTGAACAATTCTAAAAAACCGATTCTTTTTGGGAAATATCTCAATGGCTAGAATTTTAACGAAACCAACTTTAACACCTCAAACAAGAGGCGTTGCGCCTGTTCAGAATATGCCTACAGGCGGGGCGGCTGTTCCTCCGGCTGGGCCTCCGAGTAGTTTTGGGGCTGGGCTTGTGGATCAAGGCGCACCTCCGGCGACTGCACCCGCAATGAGCGGGACACTCTACAAAGATTTTCCAAAACCTTCCGTGAATCCTGCTACGGGGCAAACGACTCCGGTGGATTACACAAACTCAGGCTGGGGTGGAAACGCTCTTAAAAACTGGACGCCACCCGCCCCGAACGCTCAAAACGAGAATGGCCCTACTGACGGGATACAAGCCCCCCAGATGACGACGATCGCCGACGCGTTAAAAACACTTCAGGCGACAGATGCTCTACCCACTTACAATCCGATCAACTCCTTTGGAGAAGACTACTACCAGAACCTTTATGATCAGGCATCGAAACGGCTGAACGAACAATACTTCAACAAGTCTGATTCTCTTCAAAATCAACTCACCAATCAGATGAACCGAAGAGGTCTCGTGGGGAGTGGGATTGAAGCGGGGAACACCGTTGACCTTTTCAAAAACTTCGGAAGCCAGCTCGCCGATGTTTCCTCGAACCTTGCTACTGAGAAAGCCAAAAACGATCTTGAGACGGCGAGATACAACACAGAGCTTCAGAACAGAGTCAAGGAATTGACCTTGGGCGCAGCGGGAGACGAGGCGAAGAGGGCGACCGACTTCTTGTCTAAGATCTTCGACACTCAGGTGAAGGATCGAAATAATTCTCAAGATATTATCGGAAAACGACTCGAACAGTTAACTTCAGCAATGGGCAACCAGTTCATTGATCCAGAGACAAGAAACTACTTTGAGAGCATCTTTGGTTCTGAAATAGGAAACACCTTCGGGACTTCTTTGGATAAATACAACGCCGCCAAAGAAGGCCTCAGCCTTCAAGAGTATTTGGACAAAAAGAAGAAAGGTGCAGCGGCAACTTCTTCGAACGATTCAGGAGTTAAAATGAGAGGAGCTCCATAATGGGATTTTCAGACGTGCTTCAAGTTCTTTTAGGCGGGGCTTCAGGGGCGGCAGATCGCTATGTTTCCGATCTCGACATGAAGAAAAAGAGAGAAGATGACATGGCGAAGCTGGTTCAGGAAAAAGCAATCGCCGCTGAGAATGCGAAGGCCATGCGGGAGCAGGCCGTTAATGACGATATTATAAAAGGAATCGCTCTAAAACAGATTTCAGCCCAACTCACACCGAACAAATACAACCCATCCCCAAACTTTGGCCAAGACCTTTCTGGGCTTGATCCTTCTCTTTCAACGTCTGATTTGATCAGCAAGGTCGGGGCTATTTTTAAGCAGGCACCGAGACCCGTTGTGAAAAGAAGTGGGGGCGGAGGTGGTGGCGGTTTTAAGCCTCCAACACCAGTTACCCCTCAAGGAAACGTCATCGATCTCAGCAAATTCACAAGAAAATAAAGGGCAACGAAGATGGCAGACACTTACTTTAAACTTGGTGACAAAACTTTCAAATCAAGCGGAGACCCTGCAAAAGACATTGAACTGATAAAGCAAAACTTTCCGGATGTGGACACTGAGGCTTTGTCTAAGAGCTTATCGGGACAAGAACCTCCCACTCAAAAGCCTGCTGGTGTTGTTTTGCCTGATAGAGTTCAACAGCTTAAATCTTATGCTGAGCAATTCAACCCAAGCTCAAAAGAGTACAAGAAAGCGATGGATGCGTACACTTCTGAGAGGGATGATTTTTTAAAATTGAATCCTGGTCAGAAGCCAGATCAGAAAGAAGAAGACTTTGGGAAAAAATTAGCTGGTGCTGGTAAAAATATCAAATACGCTTTTGACGTTTTAGATCAAATTGAGACGACCAAAGGGGATGTCCCTTTTGGAGGCACTATTTATGGCAAGCTTCAAAAATTAGGTTCTTTTGCTGGCCTTAACCCTGAAGTTAACCAATATGAAGATTTAAAAAACGGAATTTTAACTTCATTCGCAGCGCGATCTGTGGGCGGAGAAAAAGGAGCAATGTCCGACTCTGATATTGAGAGAGCAAAGCAGATTTTTCCCAAAATTGAATACAACCAAAAAGAAAGAGATGCTTCAAAAACTAATGTCATAAATCTTTTAAAAAACGCTGACCCTTCTCAAGATTGGGAAGGGATATTTAAACAACCATCTTCTTTCCTAAAAACTAAAATCTCTCCTTCTTCAGCGCCGACCTTCAACCCTAACAATATCCAAAACTCAGCCTTGGAAGAGCTTAAAAAGCGAGGCCTTCAATAATGGATTTAAACAAACTGACAAATGAAGAGTTGATGGCCATTAAAAACGGGGAGTTCTCAAAGCTTTCAAACGAAACATTAAAAAGTTTGTCAGCCGATGCTCGCCTTCCGAATCAAAGCAGCAACTCTGAACCCCTCCCCAAAAAAGACGATTCAATTTTAGGGAGGATCAAAGGGCAGATAGAGGAACGAAGTCAAATGTCTCCCGTTGACGCGGGACTGGATGCTGTCAAAAATGCAACATTTCCTTGGAAAAACGCTTATCCGGTTATTGACGCACTCGCGGGGACCGATCTTCGCCATACGGGAGAGGGGAAAACCTCAACTGGCGAGAAGGTAAAACCCCGTGGCGCGAGCTATCTCGCGAACTTACTGGCCCGCTATGGGAACTCGCTGACCGCAAATTTGGTAAACCCTGTGGCGGCTGGGGTTTCTTCTGTAGTCGATGAAGGATTGCAGGCGGCAGACGTCATCCCAGAAAGGTCAATCGGTGAGGCTTACAAATATTACACCAAGGCCCAAAAAGATCGGGCGGCCCAATTTCAAAAAGACTACCCGAGTGATGCAACGACCGCAGACATCGCCGGATTGGTAACCCCAGGTGGTGCCATGAGTCAGGCGGCCAAAGTGGGACAAAAGGCGGCGACAGCGGCAAAGCTGGGTGGGGCTGGTGCTGGAATTCTGTCAAAGGCCGCCGAGGGTTTAGTCCGAGGTGGTGTTGCAAACGCTCTTTATGGGCAAGTTGCAGCTGATGGGAATACTCCCCTCGCAGATCGAGGGATAAATGCAGGAATTGATTTTGCGGCTGGGGGGTTGCCAGATGCGGCACTGAGTGGCGGAGCTAGAACCATTTCGAAAGCCTCTGAGTATTTGTCAGACAAGAAAATCCCTCAAAAAATTTATTCGTGGGCAACTGGACTCGGCAAAGAGGGTGGAAAAAACACCGATATGGTGGACATCCTTTTAAAAGAGGGCGCGGTTGGGTCAAAGGACACTCTGGAAAGTCTTTCGGCTCAAAGAGTAAAAGAAATAGGCGGACAGTTACGATCTGCTTTGAGTGGGAAAGAAGCAAATTACGACCAGATCGTTTCTCAGATTAAAAATTTCGAAGACAGCTTTGCTTCAGGTGAAAGAGAAACGGCTAAAAACGCCTTGAGTAAAGTCATGGGAGAGTTTGAGGGACTCTTTAAGTCAAAGGCGCCTGTTCCATCAGGCATTATGCTTAGACCTGATTATGCAGATTTCAAGGCTGATTTTTTGAAAAAGAACGTGCCCAATAAAGGCCCAAACGTTTACGCTCCATATGTTAAAATTGAAGACGAAATTATAGGGAAATTGAGATCCCATGATTTTGACAATAATCCTAACGATGTTTATGGGTTGAGAATTATTGATTCAAATGATGCGCCCAAAATAGGGGATAAGTTAAGGGAAAGTACAGTTTTTGTAGATGGGAATCCTACAGATCAAACTCTTGGAGGGACTTCAACTATAGGAATAAATCTTGAAAATGCGAAGGAAGCGTTTAAAAATATAGAGTCATATTTTGGAGATCATCTTGCTTTAGTGAAAGGCGAACGGGTCGGTTGGGGGGAAGACATTGGAGAAGAAATATTAAAAAACCCTGAAGTAGTATCAGTTTTCAAACGTAAAGATTTTTTAAAACAAAAAGGGGCACCATTAAGCGAAACCAAAAATGTCACTCGCAATAAAGGCCCAAACGTTTACGCTCAGAACGCAGAACCGGCAAGCGTTGAAGACATGGTGGATTTCTATCTTGGCAAGCTTGATCAATCAGGAAGCCCCACCGCCCCCTCAGGAAAAGTGACCGTCACCCGTAGCGCAGGGGGATACCCAGTAAATAAAACTCCAATTTATTCTGAAACCCGAAACGTAGGGAGAGACCTCCCCGCAGGGATGGATTTACCAGAAAACTTTTTCCCCAAAGAGGCCCCTCCGGTGGAGGTTGTTCCTCCTCGCCCAAACTTGATCAGTGAGGCCCCTGTTGTTCCGACAGAGGACGACATTTATCGGATGTACCTTCAGCAATATCCTGATGAATCAATCGCGCTTGCGGCGTCGGAAGGTGGCCCGAAAACGATCAACCTTGCCGATCTTAACTTCGAAAAATCGAGGCTCGCAAACTCGGCAAAGAGGCTTTACGACAACCCAGATCTTGGCGCGCAGGCAACCAAGAGAGCGCAAAAAGAGATTGCCGACATTTCTCGATCGGTGATTGAGGATCAAGCCCCAGAGGTTCGGGATTTGAATCAAAGATACCACGCTTACGACGCATTAAACGACGCACTCACGCGAGCATCAGAAAAAGAATTTGCTCAACCCATGACAAAGGTGGGGCTTGCAGACTTAGGGGCGGGTGCCGTTGGGGGAATTCCGGCCGTGGCGGCAAAGCGTGGGCTTGAATCTACACGCGCGCAAACAAACATTGCGTCGTTTCTTTTCAATCTCTTGAATAAGGGGAAGAAATTTAATCTTGATAGACTGGCCCCATTATCAGGGCAAGGGGCAGGGGTAATTGATCAAGCGGCAAGGCTTTATAACCAAAACGAAGGCAATTAAGCTATTTTCCCCAACCAGTAGAAAAACTTGCTCGGATACCACTTGTCAGAGGTTTCAACTTCTAGGAATCGGAGTTTCTCCGATAGGAGATTGAAGCCCTGATCGGCCTTTGCGATAAGGCGAAGGAGGGGAGGGATCTTTTCTTCTTCCTTCTGAATTTCAAGAGCGACAAACGCCATTTCCTCGAGAGGGTAGTTGTCTCGGTACTGGCTATCAGAGGGCTTGATCTTTATCGTGGGGAGATCTCTTACACCATTCTGTTTGCACTCATCACAACAAAAGCTTTTTTTCCAAAGGGCCTTTTCTTCCCTAGGATCCCACATGTTTGGGCGCGTTAATCCTTCGCCACATGCGCGGCAATATTTCTTGAAGACATAGATCGTCCCCCTCTCATAATCGAAAGAGGAGTGGGTCGCCTTGGCAAAAAGCCTCTCATACTTATAGCGAAGATTCGACATTCTTTTTTCTTCCTCGTTTCTTAGGTTGAGGAGCTTCTGTTTCGATATCTAGCTCAGGAAAAGCTTCACTGGGTTTTATTTCCCCAGAGTGAAATTGCCCAACTTCTTCTTGATCCTGAATCATCTCCCCAAAAAGGAAATAGGTGTCTTTGTCGATTCGAAGACCGGCGAATCCCACGGCAAACTTTGGATTAATCTTCTCTTTTATTTTTGGGAGTTCGTTTAGGGGGATGATGCAGAGTTGAGCGTAGCAAGGGCCTATTGTTCTGACGAGCAATAGGCTTTTCTTTTTACAGGCGATTTTGAAGTAAGTTCTGAGAGTCGCTTTATCGTGGACGCTCACTTTTGAGATGAATTTTAAAAAATCAGAGGTAGAGCCGAGGATGATTTTTTTATCCATAATTTTACAACTTTTAATAATAATTTAAAAAAATGTGTTTAACAAGTGTAAATTTTAAGTATAATTAAACTTAATAAAGACGAGGGAGATGATGAACCAAGACCTGAGAGAGCGAGACCTTAAAACTGCGGAAAGCATCATGGAAGTTAAAACTTCGATCGCGTACATTTCGCAGCAAATTGGGGGAGTTTTGGAAAACCAGAAAAAGCACTACGAAAGGCACGATGAGGTTTTGGATTTAATCAAGGGGCATACGGACAGACTGACTAGGTTAGAGTCGGAAAAGAATCTTTTGACTAAAATATTGTCTCCGGTTGCGGGATTTGTGGCCGGTTATTTGGGAGGGTACTTTGGGAGACACACGTGACTCTCTCTGAGAAACAAAGACTTTTCGTCAAACTCGTTGGCCAGCTCATCGAGCATGTTTACGAGCAGGGTTTCGAGGCAACCTTTGGCGACGCCTACCGCTCCCCAGAGATGGCCGAGATTTATGCGAAGCAGGGGAAGGGGATCAAAAATTCTCTTCATACTCTGAGGTTGGCGATAGACCTGAACCTATTTAAGGATGGAAAATATTTATCAGACTCTAATGACTACGAATCATTCGGAAAATACTGGGAATCTCTAGGCTCCAAATACGGAGTGAACACTACATGGGGTGGGCGATTCAGTAAGCCTGATGGAAACCATTTTTCAATTGAGCACGAAGGGAGAAAATAGAATGTTAAAAAACTACCGAACCTATATCTGCGCAGGTCTCTTGGGAGTCGCCACGGTGTGCCACGTCTTGGGGTATCTCACCGACTCTCAGTTTTTAACGGTGTCAGGATTTCTAGGCTCCGGCGGTCTTGGGTACCTTCGGGCTGCTTTACCTGCAAAGTAATGTGCAAAAAATGAACTTTGACACCATCATCCGAGCCATAGGCCGAGCCACCGCCGCGGTGATCATGTTTTTATTTTACGCGGCAGGGAAGAAGACCGCCCGAGACGAGGACGACCTTGAGGCGTTGAAAGAGTCGAACGCCCAATTGACCCAACAGATGATCGATGGGGGAAAGGTGTGGAAAAAGTATGATGACCTCAAAAGCAAAATTCCTGATTCTTGGGTTGATGTTGGTGTCGTGCAGTCACAGGCCCCCAAGATGCCCCGAAAGAGTTCTGCCCCCCGAGCCTAAAATCGTCTCCGAGTACAAATCCCTTCTTGCCGAGTCAGTTCCCTTCCTTAGAGAACCCACGCCTCATGAGGTTCTTGATCTGATGGAGTTTATCGAAACCCTCCAATCCATCCGGTAGCCCCCTAAAAAATATTTTATTTTCTCTCTTTTTTTATCATTGACAACCGAAACAGTTTCGGATAATCTATTTTTATGAATTGGTGATGGACATCAACTCAGCCCACCGGACGGGGCAGACGGACGGAAAAACAGGAGAGACAAAATGAAACTTCAAAAAATAAAAATTCAATCATCCCCCAGAAACTTCCACAACAGAATTGTCGAAATCAGAATTCCATCCGATGAGACATTTCAGGCCTACATCGATAATCTCAACTATTTGGAGGCGTGTCAAAATGACCCACAGGCTCGCCGCCGTCTCCGAGATTTAAAAAATAGAGTTTGCGGGATATCTGATTGTAAGTGCGGAATTGAGGTCTCCAATGACTAACCAACGCATAGATGGCTATCTCTCTCGCCTCTGCCACCGCTATATCTATTTCTGATTGGATAAGGTCTAATAACACTGGATTTAACTTTTGTTCTTCTCTTGATAGCCAAATGAAGTCATACTTCATAAGTTTTTCTATTGCTCTATCCTGCCATTTGTTTTCTCTTTGCATAGTGTGTGGTTATTTAATAATCCAAATTTGCAATAATAAAAAATGCTGGTATTAGTATTGCTGGAATAAGTAAAGCCAGTAAGTTGTTTGGAAAATGATTCCATATCAAAACTATCCAACACATTACACTGATTGTTATTAAACTTCCTTGTATTTGTTGTTTCATATCTTCTATATTAGTTAATTAGTAATATCGCTCTTGTTGGTGATGAGGGATAGAAGTCGTGTTACCACATCTTGCGAAGTGTGTCCGTCCCATTCTTTTGCAATTTCTCGTTCTTCACATTCAAACAAATCCCAGTCTTTCATCTCATAATGATTACTTATATCTCCGTTTGGTAAAGTTGCCACTACGATAAACCAGCCACCTCCAAAACATAATTCTCCGTCACTGTGTTTTTTACTTTTATGCACTGAGTATTTACCCTGCTTTACCCATTCATTGAATAGACAAGCGTTGTATATCTTTCTAAATTCGTATAGTTCTTTGAAAGTGTGATAACCATCTGATGTGTTCTCATCTACCTTACTCTCCTCTGTCATTTGCACAGTTTTATCTATGAGGGAGTCAAGTTGAAAATTAACTGTTGCTTTAAATTGTTTGTCGTCCATTGAGCCTTTTCTACAATTACATATTATTTCAACTGCCTGTTCTTTTAGTTCTTTGTTCATTGTTGTTTTAGTTAATGAGATGTGCCTTATTTTGTTTACATCTCTGCTAATAATTCATTTATTTCGGCATCTAATTTCTCAATCTCTGCTATCTTTTCTAGAATATCATTTGCAGTCTGGGCTCGTTCTTCTGCCAGTCCTGATTCATCTCCGTCCCATTCTCCTGCTATGTCTTCCATTTGTTTTTTTAGTTTGTCCATACCTATTCATTATCTCTTATAAATTATTCTTTAATTACTGCCTTATAAGTTTTATCTCCAATAGTTACTGATACTTCGGTGCCGACCAAATTATCTTCTTTCTTTTCTTCTCCAATTGGCGTGATTTCATAATCTCCTAGTACATATTGATTTTTCCAATAAGTTGAGCCAGTTTTTGCTGTAATGTTTGTGAATTTATCTGAATCACTACCTCCAATAAACCAACCTTTTGTAAATGATGCTTTTGCAGAAACCAGAGCATTACCATAAACCCAAGCATTACCAGAAACCTGAGCATCACCAGAAACCAGAGCATCACCATAAACCCAAGCACTACCATAAACCCGAGCATTACCAGAAACCTGAGCATCACCAGAAACCTGAGCATTACCAAAAACCTGAGCATCACCAGAAACCAGAGCATCACCATAAACCAGAGCATCACCATAAACCCAAGCATTACCAGAAACCCAAGCATTATTTTCTTGTGATAGGTTTTCTTCTTTTTCTATATATCCTCCTAGTTCTCCTTTTACTACTGAACCAAAACTTATTTCTGCTTTAATTTGATATAAAGTTTTACCGAAAAACTCTTTTGTATTTTTTGTTAATGAATATTTCATATTTATTTAATTATTCTCTTATAAATTCAGGGTCTTGTGCTATGTCATCATACTTATCTCGTTCTTCTTTTTCTTCGTAATCATCTCCTGCGTGGAGTGTTAGTTCTTCGTTGTTCATATTTGTGTTTGATTAGAATAAATCATTAACTGACTTTTTGCCGACCCTTTCTGTGTTGTCTTGGCTGTCTGCGTCTTTTGTGTCGTCAATAGCAAACAAACCATTAAGAGCATATTTTCTTGCATATGAAGATGTTGCACCCGTAATCTGACTTGCGTCCATTCCCTTTTTTTCAAGTGCCTCTCTT